TATACTGTAGGATATCAAACCTGGCCATATGCAGCACGTAGAACAATTTTAATAAATGGTTCATGGAACGGATATTCTTATGACTACAGTTGTGGTAATATAAATCAAAATATTATAATTAGCAATCAGCAAATAGACGGTTCTTGCGGTTATACAACTCCTCCACCACCAACAACTACTTGGTATTGCACTGAGTCTTATAATGGCGGAGGTGTAGGAAACTGTGGATATTCTACTTCTACATTTAATAATTCAGCTTCAGGCTCAGGATATTCAAGATCTTGCAGCACTTCTGGGTATCCAGCATGCCAGTCTACAAACCCAGCACCAGTTTGTACATCTTATAAATATGTATGTAAGAGTTATGATGTAACAAATTCAGCAAGCAATAACTACTTTACCTGCTACACAGTTGGAGAATGTGCTGCTAATAATAACTCAGACGGGTCTAGATCGACATGTTGCGCTACTTATGCATGACAAATGTATTATTTACAAAAACTGATAGAAAAGGTATAATCTATATATGATTAATTTACAAGAAGAAGACTGGTTTATTCCAGGCGTAAAAATAGGTAAGGTTGCCGCAGGAGAATCTGCAAAACAGGTGGCATTTATCATTGACGGAAGCATAGCTTTTTTTATTGGGGTAAAAGAAGAAATTGCTACTAAGCTAATAAATGCAACTAGCTTCTTTGAATGCGAAAATGTAAATAATCTTTTCTGCGTTTCCATTGTATATAATGGAGAAGTAGATCAAATTTTGTGTAATGAAATGACCCAAGCAGCTTTACTATCTAATCCAGATCTCGTCCTAGTTGATAAAGAAATCCAGCGTCATGCTGAATTAGCAGAACCAGGATGGCTATATGTTGATGGTCAGTTTATAGTCCCAGGAGTATATGAATGACAGAAAAAAGCAGATGGCAGCAATATAAAGAAAAGCTGGGAGATACCAGACCTTGGGACCTGCTTAATCCAAATACTGAGTATGCAGAAGAGTCGGAAGCCGATAGAAGGTACAGCATTTGTAAAGGCTGTCCAGAACTTATAGATTTAACAAAACAATGTAAGCAGTGTGGTTGTATTATGTCGTTAAAAACCAAGCTTCAACATGCCACCTGCCCATTAAATAAATGGTAAGATCTTAATAGATATTGAGGTATAATTGGGAAAGAGGTATACGTAAATGGCAACAACTTTTCCAGAGGAGCTAGACTCCTTTTTAAATCCGCAACCAACGGATTCGGTTGCCGCCGTATCTCATGCCGCTCAACACGCTGATGCTAACGATGCTATTGAGGCATTACAGGTAAAAGTAGGTAAAGACAATTCTACAGATGTAAACTCCATAGACTATCGTCTTAGATTTTTAGAAAATAATCCAGTTGACTCAGAAATCATTCAAGATGCTATAGCCAATGCTTTTGCTTCTGGGGATCAAAGTCAGGTAACAGTCAGCTATAATGATGAACTTAACGCCTTTACCCTACTTGTAAATCAGGCGCAGACTGCGGGATATACAAGTCAAGTAAAACATTACGTTAAAAATTCATCAGGAGAAACAATAAGCATTGGAACTCCAGTATATGTATCTGGAGCAGCTGGAACCAATATACTTATAACCCCAGCATCTAATATTGCTGAGTCTTCTTCTAGTAAAACTTTAGGTCTTCTAGCACAGACCCTCGCAAACAATACAGAGGGTTTTGTTGTTGCAGAAGGACTCCTTGCTGGCCTAGACACATCTTCCGCAAATGCTGGAGACCCAGTTTGGTTAGGCCCCAACGGAACCTTAATCTACGGACTTGCAAATAAGCCTTCCGCTCCCAATCACTTAGTTTTTATTGGTATAGTAACTAGATCACAATTAAATAACGGAGAAATATTTGTTAAGGTTCAAAACGGGTTTGAGTTAAAAGAACTTCATGATGTTTCAGTTCAATCTCCATCAAATCAAGATGCTTTAATCTATAACTCATCTACAGGACTGTGGGTTAACTACGACTTAACTCAATTTTTATCAACAAAAGATTATGCAGACCAATCAGAACTAGACGCAATAACATCAGCAAACAGTTATACAGATATTGAAATTTCTGAGCTTTCTACTGTATATGATCCAATAGGGTCTGCTGCAAATGCATTAACTGATGCAAACGAATACACAGACTTTGCTGTAGCAAGCTTAGGAAACAACCTTCCAAATATATATGTTCCTCTTTCTTCGGTAGGAAGCATAGACGGAGTAGCTTCGCTTGGACCAGATGGTAAAGTTCCAGCATCTGAATTAAATATAACAGAAACAATTCAAGATGTTGCTGCAGAAATGATAACTGGGGCAACACATACAAATGTATCAGTATCCTATGATGATAATACTGGCAAGCTAAGCTTTGTTGCTTCTGGAACTGGCGGAACGTCAGTAATTATTTCTCCAACACCACCAAACAATCCTTCTACTGGGAATATATGGTTAGACTCAGATAATGGAGACACATTTATTTGGGACGGAGCTTACTGGGTTGAAGTTGGAGGCGGCGGCGGAGGTGGAGCATCTGTAGCCATTTCATCAAATCCTCCAGTTGCGCCAAACAGTGGAGACATATGGTTAGATTCAGACAATGCCAAAACATATATTTGGGACGGTGCATACTGGATAGAGGTTGGAGGAAGCAGTTCACAAGCAGTAGCTGCAGTTAATTCCGTACCGCCAACCAATCCAATACTAGGTTCTATTTGGATGAATTCTTCAACTGCAAAAACTTACATTTATGACGGATCTTTTTGGGTGCAGATATAATGTATGATAAAATTAGAACATATAGTTTAAAGGAGCAACAATGCCATCTTCTTTAGGATTTCCATCAACTCCAACAATAGGACAACAGTACGTCATATCTGGTAAAACATATGTATGGGACGGAACAGTCTGGAACTCTTTATCTTCAGGTAGCGGAGCAACATTAACGCAAGAAGAGGTGCAAGATTACGCAGCTCCGTTATTAGCTCATAATGGACATACAAATATAACAGCAACATACAATGATGTAACAAACAGAGTAGTACTTGCAGGTCAACCAGGCGGAGGCGGTGGAAGCACTGATATAGGGCTTTTAATCGCCCTCTCATAATGAAAGGTATACTATAATAACTATATGGCAAATTTTAGTAACGCTAAAGCAAATTTAGTAGGACTCACACCAGTAACACTGGTTGATGCTCAAGTTGCCACAGTAATTTCTGGATGCTCTGTCGCTAACAGACACGGATCAACAACATCTGTTTCTTTGTATATAGAAAATTCTGGACAAATATATTATGTTACAAAAGACAGGTCGGTAGACGGCGGCCATAATTTTGAAGCAATTTCAGGAAATAAAATATTTTTACAAGCAGGCGATGTATTAAAAGCCGTGGCTGCCTCAGCCAACTCTTTTGATATAATCGTTTCAGTATTGGACGGTATCTAAAATGTATAATTATGCAAATACAGAAGAAATTGATCTTAGTTTTCAAAATAAGACATTTTATGGTTTTAGATATAATAACGATACAGGAAAGCTTGTAATAGAAGTAATAAACGACGGTAGTCCTGTCAGATTCCCTTCCGAAGGAGTAATCCGTAAAACCGACTATAAAGCTTGGTTTTGGACAAAACATACGGTACAATTTGATTGGGACACAAACCCTAAATCTAATCTTTTGATGGAGATACTATAATGACACAACTTATTGACCTTGGAAAAATCAGATTCTACTTTGCTGGACTGTGGAGCGATTCTGCAACTTACGAACTTAATGATGTAGTTAAGTACGGAGGTAACGTATACGTATATACATATGCTCTAGCTTCATCAGGACACTTGCCAACAGAAGATAACTACTGGGCACTAATGATTGAAGGTCTTAAGTTTACTGGCGCCTACTCTCCAACAACAGAGTATCGTGTAGGAGATGGAATTGCTCATGGCGGTAAAGTATATATTGCTATTAAAACAGGTTCTGGAAATACTCCGCCAAATGCACAATACTGGTCACAGTTTGCGGATGGAATTCAATACGAAGCAGAATACACAGATGTAAAAAATTATCAAAAGAACGATGTGGTAACTTATGGCGGTTCAGTATTTATTGCAAAACAAGATGGTACTGGAAATCTTCCAACAAATACATCCTACTGGGATGAGTTTGTATCAGGAATTGATGCAACTGGCGTTTGGAACGCTTCAACACAATATAAGCCAAATCAATTAGTTGCTTATGGCGCAAGAGTTTATATATCAGAAACAAATAACGTAAATCAAGTTCCATCAACTAATTCAGATGACTGGACAGTATTTGTCGATGGTGTTCGTGCAATGGGAACATATAATCCAGCAACACAATATCACATTAATGACATTATTGTTTATGGATCTACAATTTATATTGCTAAGGGAGACACTTTAGGTAATACTCCAAGCGATACAACATACTGGAATGTTTTAACTTCAGGATTTAGCTATAAGGGTGAATGGGCCCCAGCAAACGAGTATTTGTCTGGAGACGTTGTAACCTATGGTGGAAGTTCATATCTTACAAACACTTTCCACTCTTCATCAGCAACTTTTAATACAGATTTAAATTCTGGAAAATGGACAAAATATAACTCAGGAATTAGATATCGTGGAGCATGGGTTGCATCAACAGCTTATATTTCAGGAGACGTTATCTCAGATGGTGAAAATGCAAGAATTGCAATTCAAGATCACACATCAAGTCCGTTTTTAATTGATGACGAAGAGTATTGGGATATTTTAGCAAAGGGAGCAACTGGCTTGCTTCCAGCACAAGGCGGACGTGCAGGATATGTTCTTACAACAGATGGCGCAATAGCGTCATTTGAAAGAGACGTAACAAATCTTTATTTTGGTGATGGAGCACGTACCTTTATTGAAGGTTCCGCCGCTCTCACAGATGTTGCAACAGCAGCAGCCTGGGACGCAGAAGGGTTTGCACAAGGCGTTGTAATTAATAATCTTGACCTTTCAACTGGAAATGGTTCAGAACAGTCAGCAGACTTTATTGCTTATACAACTGGATCTACAAATGATGCAGGATGGGCAGATATGGGCTTTACAGGACCAGAGTTTGATTCTTCAACATACGGAATTACTGGACCTAGCGATGCATATCTTTTTGGAACAGCGGCTCCAAAAATAACAAAATCTATTTCAAACAAATCTTTAACAAATAATATTGCAACAATAACAACAACTGATCCACACGGATTTACTGTTGGAAAGATAGTTGATGTTAGCGGTACCGATGCAGTGTTTAATGGCAGACACACAATTACTGCTGTAACCTCAACAGAATTCTCATTTGCAAAAACAAATGCCGATATTGCTCAATCAGCAACAACAGGATCTGCAACAATGTACGTTGGAGCTGGTAACTTAGTTCTTGCAACTGGAGACACAGGTTCAGAAAATAGAATTGTCTTAGCAGCAGGTGGATTTGCTTCTGGTAATGAGCAAGTGATTATTATTCCAGACACAATGGTTCACATTGAAATTTCAACAAATTCAACTTCAGCAACAAACGGAGCACTTGTAGTAGCAGGCGGTGCAGGTATAACTGGCGACGTAAATATTGCTGGAGACCTATCAGTTCTTGGAAACGTTGACCTACAGGGTGTTACAAAACTCCCAGTTGGTGCAGGTGCTACAAACTTTGAAACAACAGCAGCACTTTCAGATGCAGTTGTTATTGCAGCTGGAACATCAACAGGTTTCGTACAAAACGCCTTAGTAAACCTTGGATCAGGAACTTCTTCATCTGCAGACTATATTGCATATGCTAAAGAAGGAGACAACGTTTCAGGATGGATTGATATGGGCATTACAAACCTATCATTTAATGACCCATCATTTGGTGTAACTGGAGAGCATGACGGATACATCTTTATGTCCGCCCCAACTGGTACAACGGGAGACGGAAACCTTGTTATTGCAACAGATAACACAGGTGTACAAAATAAGATTATATTTGCTGCTGGTGGCCTAGGTACAGGCAACGAGCAGATGGTAATTACACCAAATCAAAATGTTCATATTGAAATTGCAACACCTTCAACAAATGCTACAACAGGTGCTCTAACAGTTGTGGGTGGCGTAGGTATCGCAGGACAGATTTCTTTTGACGGATTAATGCGTACAAAAGGTTCTCTATACTTCGGTGATGGAGCAGAAGCTTTCGAAACCGCAGCAGACCTAACAAATTCTCGTGCAGTATTCATCGTAAATGGTGGACCATACGCACAGGTTGCGATTCAGAATCCAACAGCTAACGCATCAGCAGACATGATTGTTTATTCAGATAATGGCGATGACTTATCTGGCTGGATCGATATGGGTGTTACTGGATCTGCATTTAACCAACCTTCATTTGGAATCACAGGTCCAAACGATGGATATATTTTCTATGAAGCAGCAGATGGAACTACTGGTAAGGGTAACTTAGTTATCGCAACTGGTAATAACGGCACAGAGAATAAGATTATTCTTGCAGCTGGAGGATTTGGAACTGGTAACGAACAGATTTCTATTACTCCAAATCAAAACGTTCACCTTGAAATTGCAACACCTTCTATTTCACCTACAACAGGTGCTCTAACAGTAGTCGGTGGAGTTGGTATCCTCGGAGATATGAATATTGCTGGAGATGTTAATATCTCTGGTCAAATTTCCTTCTCAGGCGGAGGAACCACAGTTGAAACTGAAAACCTAGCAGTTACAGATCCAATGATCTTCGTAGCTAACGGACAGTTAATTGGAGATAACGTAGACTTTGCCTTCCTTGGACAGGCAAGAAGTCAGAGAACAGGAACAATCCTTGGACCTCTAACAACTACAAATAAATCTCTTACAAACAACGTAGCAACATTAGTAACTGGAAACATAAATCACGGATTTGAAGTCGGTGACTCAGTAACAGTATCTGGTGTAGATACAACAACTACATACTCTACCTTCTTCCCAATGGTCCTTATCGTTTGCAAACACTGGAACTCCAGACTTCTCTAACGTATCACCTGGTACAACAACAGTATCACGTACAACAAATTATGATTATGTAACAATTACAACTACAGAACCACACGACTTCGTTGCAGGAGAAACAGTTGTAGTTGCAGGTGTAGCATCAGCATACAATGGATCATTCCCAATCCTAGATGTTCCAACACCAACAACATTTAGATATATTCAGACTGGCGTAGCACAATCTCCAAACCCAGCTACTGGTTCTGTGCAAGTTGCAAGGACTGTACCAGTCACATTTAATGGAACTCATACAATTACAGCAGTTCCAACAAGCAAGTCCTTCTCGTTTGCTAAAACAGCAGCAGATGTTGCATTAACAGATACTACAAAAACAATTACTAACTTCGTAACATCATGGAATATTACAAATGGTGTAGCAACAGTTATTTTAACAGCACCTCCAGTAGAGACAATTGGAGAGGCAGTAGTTATTCAAGATGTTGATCCTCTAATTAATGATACTCTAAATGTATCAGCAGTTTCAACAGTTGTCCCTTACAGCCTATCGTTTGAGGTTCCACAAGATGATGTAGCCCCTACAACTCTTGTAACCTTAACACCAAGAACTGTAACAAGCAGACAGCGTATAAGCAACGTATCAACCCTGACACTATCGACAAACCATAATTACATTATTGGTCAACAGATTACTGTTGCTGGCGTATCGGCTTCATTTAACGGAACCTTCGTTATTACAGCCCTTCCAGCAGCAAATCAAGTTTCTTACTCACAGACAGCTACAAATATTAACCCAACAGCTTCTGCAGGTACAGTTACAGACAGCGTTCCAAATCCAGGAACCACAACAACAATTCGTGGAAGCCAAGGCAATGCAACAGTAACAGATCCTTATCGTGGATCATACACTGGACTTGCACGTAACCACTCAACTGGAGAATGGTCACTAATATCTGGAATTGAGACAAAGCCAACTTCAGATATCCCATGGGCCCTGCCTTCAACAGTAACAAATACTTTAAACATTGCAGATCTTAAGACTACTGGAGATGTAAGAATAAGCGGCGGAGATCTAGTTTCAACAACTACATCATTCAACGC